TGTCACAGATGTTCGAGCATACGAAGGCGCGGTTGATGCACGTGGCACAAGCGGCGGCACAGGCCAAGCCCACACCGGAGGCGTAAACGATGGAAGTCTTTGGTCTTGGCTTAAAGATTCAAGAGCAGGGTGCCGCAACGGTTGAAGCTACGCTAAAGCGGTTAGGTGGCGAGATTGCAAAGACCGCATTGACGGTTGGTTCTATTACCAAAGCGATGCAGTTGTTTGTGCGGGAAACCGCCGAATCACAACGCGTGCAAGCACAATTGGCTTCTGCATTACGCGCTACCAATGGGGCAAGCGGTCAGACTATTGAGGCATTAAACGCGCAAGCTGAAGCGTTGATGAGCGTGAGCGCGTTTGGCGATGAAGCCATTGGCTCTGCGCAAGCATTGTTGCTAATGTATACCAACATTAGCGGAGAAATTTACGAGCGCACTATTCCAGCAATTCTTGACCTTGCGACGCGTTTGGAAATGGATTTGACTAGCGCGGCGTCTATTGTTGGGAAAGCATTACAAGACCCCGCTAATGGATTGACGGCGCTCAACAGACAGACTCGTTTGTTTAGTGAAGAACAGCAAAAGTTTATTAAACAACTAGCAGAAGGTGGACGCGTTGCCGAAGCGCAGGGTATCATTCTTGATACTTTACAGGGTCGCGTTATTGGTGCCGCCGCCGCATATCGCAACACACTTGGTGGTGCGTTGAAGGCATTGCAAGAAGCGTTTGGCAATTTGTTTGAGGCCAGCGAAAAAACAGGCGCGTCAATGACAGGCACGGTCAATGCGTTGACCGATATGCTGACTGTCTTGCGCGGCCCAATTCAGTTTGTGTTTACCAACTTTACGAAAGGGTTGGTGACAATTGCCTCGCTGGTTGCGCAAGTGGCTATTGCGATTTTGCGATTCTTTACGGCGGTTGGCGCGGCGGCGGCTACGTTCATTGGAGCATTTGGCGTATTGCTTCCGGGTGTCGGCGATAAGATTGGCACATTCATTGATGACTTGAATGCCAAAGTCGCATCGAACGATGAATACTTTGCGGGACTGCAACAACGCCTCGGTGATTGGCGAGCCGAAGTTGTAATGGGTACTACGGCGGCAAACAATCTGGCTGGCGCATTAGGCAACGTTGCGGGTGAAGGTGGTGGAGCTGGTGGTCGTCGTAAGCCAACCATCGCGGACTTAGGAGCGCGTGAAGGCGCTACGGCATTTACACGTGAACAATTTGGTGCGGGTCGAGAACGGCGCCAAGAATTGATACGCGGCATGATTCCACAGTTTGGCGCGATTGCGTTGACCGAAGCGCAAGCTCTTGCCGTTGAGTTGCAGACCACGTTTCAGGAAACGATTGGCAATGCGTTGGTGGGTGGCATTGTCGGTGGCATTGAACAAGCGGTGGCATCGGGCAACATCAGCGATGGATTCAAGGCGCTATCGTCTATGCTGTTGGCTGGCATTGGCGACGCAATGATAAAGTTTGGTACAAGCACGGCGGCGTTCTCGCAGTTCATGGCAAAGATTACCACGGCATTGACAACGTTAAATCCCGCCGCTGGTCTTGCCGCATCGCTGGCGTTGATTGGCGTAGGCGCGGCGTTGAAGGGTGCGGCTCGCGGCATGTTTGGTGGGCAGAGTGGTGGCAACGCGGGAAGCATTGCCAATTTTGGTGGTAACATGGGTGGCTTTGCCAGCGCGACACCGACGACGCAAATCATCTTTGGTCAAACATCGGCAACCACGGCGGCTGGCATGCAACCGCGTCAGGCAATGAACGTGACTATCATTGGACCGAATGACCCACAAGCGCAACGCGCTTTGCAAGAGATGATGACGAAAGCAAATAGTCGTGGGAGAATTGGCTAATGGCAACTATTGTATTCAATGACGGCGGCGGGTCGGTGACGCTTGACAATGGCACGACAGGCATGAGTAGCGGCGTTGGCTCACGCTTTGCGGATTGGGTGCCGTTTCAAAAGCCCATCGGTCCACGCGTGACGGCGCTTGGCACGGGCGTGCCGTATCAGTTTCGCTTCCGTACGGACTACGGTGCGAGCTTTGCAATGACCGACATTCCGAATACCAAGATGTCCGATATGCTACGGTGTCAGGCATGGTTGTTGACAGGCGGTGCGGTCACCGTCAACACAGGCGACAATGCGACGCGCAGTTATACGGCGTATCTGGCACCCGATGGTGATATTGGAATCACCTTGCAAGATAAGAATGTGTTGCTGTATGCGATGACGTTTGTGCTTATCAATAGCGCGGCGGCGTCCATGCTTTGCATTTACGACTGATGCCTGACCGCTACTATCGCCTTCGGGTACGCAATGCCGAGGATACGGCAGACGCGTTTTCGTTTACGTCCGTGCGGGGCGGCACCAATCCGTATATCACGGAACCGCCTAGCGGCGACGGACAAGAAGTGGATTTGCTCACAGGGTCGATTCGTACAGGTGCATATCAAGTCAACGTAGCCGACGCGGTGGTTGGCACGGATGACATCGGCACCATTCGCACGGTCACGCAATACTTGTATGACGCGGGGTTTGGCTTTCTCGAAAAGGAAGATGGCTCTGGTTTTATCTTGCTAGAGAACGGGGACAACATTACCGTATCGGCTGACTATGCTTATGCGCAACCGGACTTGCTTTCGCGTCGCGCTTACATCGAAGTTGGCACCAATGGTTCGACGTTTCCGACCGTGTGGCAGTCGGGTTACATCACTAACATTACGCAAGTTGATGCCATCACATACAGCTTTACGGTTAGCGACACGCGCCGTGTCGAGCAGACGCAACGCATCTTTACGTGGAGCGATACCGACGAGCGCACGGCATTTCCACAACGCGGGTGCATCTTTGGTGGCCCCGTCATTGGTGGCTTTGGTGCCAAAGTTGGCGCGACAACGACAGCGGTAGATTCGGGTGGGTGGGAGTTTGCCTATAAGTCCATATCGGATAGCACCATCGTGATGCAGTTTGAGGCGGCGTATCTTCCGCCATCGTACAACCGCGTACGTGCTATTCCGAACGAGTATTTAAATACGCTGTGGGGCGTGCTAAAGAACTACGTTGAGATGAACAGTCCCGATACGTCGGTGCCTGACATTACGGTATGGCAAGCCCTTCGCAATGTCGGCGTGACGTTCTCGTTCCCTAACGTTGTCATCGTCATTGAGGAGCCGGGAACAGCTAACGTTTGGCGCGGCACATTGCGCGGTTTCTTGACGCCGCAGGGCGGCGCCGCTTACGGTGGCTTGTTGTTGGTCAATACGTATATCTATATCACGTTGGATGCGTCAAGCATTAGCGGTGGTGCGCCAAGCCCTGCGATGGTAACCGACCGCGTATATCGCGTGCGTGCCATTAGTCGTGAGGTGACGCCCGACTCGCCGTTGTATTTTGATTTGCATCCGGTCGATGTTGTGACCAAGCTGTATGATATTGTCAACATCCCGTACAAGAGCGATTCGCTTACGGGGTCGTCGCAATGGATGAAGTTGCAGTTGGGGCCGACGTTGCGCTTGGCGGCTCGCATTACCAAGCCAGACGTGATGGCAGACTTTTTAGAGAAGTCAATTTTTGGGCCGTTTGGTTTTGCTACGCGCACGAATAGTGCGGGTGTGCGTGAGTTCTTTACGACGCGTCGCTTGTCGTCGAGCTTGCCATCCACAACGATTGCCGATGCCGATATCCGCGGCGACACGCCACCCGCTGTCTATGCGTTGGACGAATCAACAGCGGTGACGGGCGTAACCATTACGCAACGCATGTTAAAGCCGTGGGTACAGGTACAAGATAGTTCCGAGGTGCCGCCGCCTGACAACTTAATTGAGCAAGTTGTACCGCGTGAGTTTTTGTTTGGCGATACGACGACGTTTTCGACGCGTATGGTGGCGTACGATGTTCCGGGCATGATACATGACGAAGGCACATTCGTTTCGACGCCCGTGCAATTTGGGTTGAGCGTGGTCGGTGATATGCAACGGCGCTTTGTCCGTGGGGCGGTGATTGCGGAGTTGCCTGTGTTGGGTACGTCGTCTGCCGCAAGCTTACAGGTGGGCGATGAAGTCCAAGTCAACGTGTCGTATTTTCCCAACCGTAACTATCGCATTGGAGAAGCGCCGAGCGTCGGGCCGCGTTGCATGCAGATTGTGCGACGCGACGAAACGCCCGAGGGTCCAAACTACAAGTTGGTGGATTCGGGACTTACCGCACAGCCAACACTCGCGCCGACGGTTTCTATTGCCGCGTCGTCGCAAGATGCACGGCGACGGGCGCAGTTTACCATTACGAATGCGGGATTGTTGAACTCGTTGGGTGATGCGACGGTTACGGTGCAATGGGCGACAGGCGCCAGCGCACCGTCTGATGACGGCACGCCGTTTAATGCGTACGATACGCCAAACGTCCCGACAACGGCGCAGTTGTTACCGCCTGTTATTCCTGGTGCAACGGTGTACGCTCGCGCCAGAGTAATTCAAAAGGGCTTGCGTCCAAGCAACTGGACGGCATGGACAAGCGTAACGCTGACGACGTGGAACGCGCCGTCGAGTGTGACGACCGACTTTTTGGAGAACAAGTCCACGCAACTAAAGTGGTCGCTTGGAAGCCCTGCCAATACCGACGACCAAGTAGAAGTCTATCTCAATACGGGGTCGGTGGCGCCGAGCGATTGGACGCCGTATCGGTTGAACACGTTGACGGCTGGCTCTACGCAGACCAACCTTATCAATCTGTCTGCCAGTACCGCGTATATTGCGGGTGTGGCGTTTCGCGATACGATATCCAACAGTCGCACCACGGTTGCCACAACGACGTTCACCACGCTTTCAACGTCATACTTTCCAAGCGATTCGGCGGCTCGACCGTTTGCGCAGTTTGTAAGCACGGTACGTGACGTTCGTTTTCCAAGTGGCGTGCCGATTGCGCTCTACGGTGTGCCGGGGCGACCCTTATATTTTGAATTGCAACGGGCGCCTAATGTGGCGGGAAGCCCTGGCACGTATGCAACCATTGCTATCATCGATGGATTTCAAACGCTTTATACGGACTTGTTGCCTGTCAACAACACGACGTACTGGTATCGCATTAGGGCTATTGAACTCTTGGTCAATGATTCGGTGTATCTGACGATTGGTTCAACTACCGCTGGCAACATTCCGCCGAACCTTATCATTCCGCCACAGATACCGCCGACGATTAACTACAGCATTCGCTTGACCGCAACGCAAGCCATTGTATCGTTTGACATCAACGGCGTTGCTGGTGGTAGCACAAACACCGTCAATGGCGGTGGGATATGGACGGGCGATTTGTCTGCGTCGGCATTGCCATTTCCACCTGACTATACGAGTTCTCCCGCGACGTTGGCGCGTGCCGTTGGAAGTGATACGTTATTTACTATTGGCGCACGACGCGACGGGTTTGAGGACCGCGCCTACTTTACCGTTCCAGCACAGTAACTCCTTCATCGAGGTGTTATGCGGTTGCACTTGCTTGGCATTCCACACACGGTCACGACGAAAGACTTTGCGCATTGCGCGTTTACGCAAAAGGTCTACAAGTTTTCGCGCATGATGGTGCCGTTGGGCTACGAGGTGCTTCACTACGGCGTCGAGGGCGCCGATTCTGGCGCGTCGGAAGATGTGGTCGTGATGAGTCAAGACGAGCATCAACGCTTGCTTGGGCATCCGTACAACCACGATAAGACCGCGTTCTATGGCAACGATGCGCAAGCAGATTCGGATGTGTATCGACAATGGAACCTGTACGCACGCGACGAATTGAAGGAACGCGTACACGCTGGCGATTGCATCTTGCTTCCGTTCGGTCACGCGCATGCGCCAGCCATTCGTGACTTGCCCAATCTCAAAGCGGGTGCGTCAGCAGTTGAGTCGGGCATTGGGTACTTTGATACGCTCTTGCCGTGGCGCATCTACGAAAGCGAAGCCGTGCGGCACGGGTGCATGGCAAAGGAAGGACGGGCTGGCGTGCATACGCATAGCCCACGTTTGGAATTTGTCGTGCCGAATTCGTACGACGTCGATGAGTGGCCCGAGGGTCCGGGCGGGGACGCGGTGGTATTCTTGGGGCGGTTGACGGAAGGCAAGGGACTGCCGCTGATTCTGGAGCTTGCGCGTCTGCGTCCTGACGTCCCGTTCATCTTGGCGGGGCAAGGCGACCTTACCCAATTCGGAGACATTCCTACCAACGTTGAGTATGTCGGGCCGCTCAACGCGGAACGGGCCGCGTATCTTGGCAACGCTCGGGCAATCATTGCTCCATCGCATTACGTCGAGCCGTTCTGCGGCACGGTCGTCGAGGCCGCGCTGTGCGGTACGCCAGCCATCACGTCGGCGTTTGGGGCGTTTACAGAAACGGTGGCGCAAGACCGCACGGGCTTCCGCTGTCAGACGGTGCGGCAATATCTAGATGCGATTGATGCCGTCGCGTCGCTGAATCGCAAGGACGTACGCGCACGCGCACGACGGTTGTATGGCATGCGCTCGGTGGGTCGGGCGTATGACGCGGCGTTTCGTGTGATTGAGGAACGAACAAAGGCGGGAGCGTTTCCGTTGACAGGTTGGGCATCTTGACGCCGAGGTATATTTATGCAGACCCTTGATGGAGTACGGCTTATGTCGGGAGAGAAGTCGAGTGTGATGCTGTTGGTTGCCGGGTTTGCTGGTTCATTAATTGCCGTACTAAAAAAGCCGAGCAATTCGTGGCGCGATGCGTCGCTGTCTATCGCCGCGGGTACGGGGTCGGCCTACTTCCTGACGCCGCTGGTCTTTGAAGTGACGGGTATTAATGCGTCTGCCAATGTGCAGTCGGGCATGGCGTTCTTGCTTGGCATTCTTGGCATGCGCACGGTGGAGCTATTGGTCGGCAAACTGTTTGGTTCGACGCCACGCGTTGACCTCTGATGCCTCGCGTTGACAGCCCGAATCATTCCGCCCGTCCGAACGAGGCGCGGCCTCGGGTGATTGTGTTGCACGCGACGGGGCCGGGGTCGGTGCGTGGCATACTGGATTGGATAAAAGACCCCGCAAGCAAAGTCAGCTATCACGGGTTAATAGCGCCCGACGGCACGTATTACAACGTAGTCAACCCCGAACGCTGTGCGTGGCACGCTGGCGTCAGCGAGTGGAACGACATCAAGAACATCAACGGCATCTCGCTCGGCCTTGCCTTTGTCAATCCAAATGACGGCGTGATTCCGTTAACGCCGCAACAGATTGCCATTGCCAAAGGCGTCATCCAATACTGGCGGCAGAACTATCCCATCGAAGCGATTACGACGCACGCGGCGGTGGCCCGACCCGTCGGACGTAAGACGGACCCGAACGCGCCCAACTTTCGCTTGACCGATTACGCATGACAGACAAAGCGTTTCTTGCGCTGATGGCAGGACTTATTGCGTGGGGGCTATATCTACTACGCCCCCGCCCCGATAGTGCGGCAGACGAGCGTATAGCGCAATTGGAGGGGCGCGTGGTCGAGCTACAGCATCAGTTAGATATGGCGGTTATCAAGAGCAACGACGCCGCTATCAAGGTGAACGTGGCGCGAAACGCTATCAAGACGCCCGACTTTCGCTTATCGGTAGACAGCGCGATGTATGTGGCGCTCGACAGCACGGCAACTATCAAGGAACTACGAGTCACGCTTATCAAGACCGTCGAGCAAGCGGAGCAATATCAGGTCGAGGTCTTGCGCTATCAAGAAGCGGTTGACACTATGGTGGTAGCGCATGTGCAAGAGCGACAGGCGTTTAGCGAAACGATTGATACGCTACGCGCATTGGTTCAGGCATCAGCGCCGACGCCATGTAGCTACTTGGGGCTACGGTGTCCTAATCGAAGCACCGCGTTTGTACTTGGCGTTGTGTCTGCCTTCGTCTTGACGCTCGCGGTGGTATTGTAGGAGATGCCGACGATGCCTGATTGCGTGCGTGTGATTTGTCCCGACTGCGGTGGGACGTCTACCGATAGCCATTTCCCTGCGTGCGGGTGGTGCATGGACGGCGGGTTCGTGGATGTGGACCGCAACGCCGATGGGTCGGTGCCGCTACTGCACACCGATGGACGATTGGTGCATCTATACATTCCCCCTGCGTCGCCGTTCGATGCCACTCCGCCACGACCATATAGCGTGGTCGCGTAACGAACTGGCGCGTTGCCAGTTTTTTACCTCGCTTGGCTATAGCGCGGCAGATACGGCGTCGCGCCTCAACACCGAGTTTCACGATAGCAACGCGGTACGCGGCGAAGCGTCGGTCAAGATGGTACGGCAGAAGCAGGGCTGGAAGGTCGGGCCGAAAGCCAAAGCGCCGTTGCCCGACGTGCCGGGAAAGGAAACGGAACAAGAAGTTCAGCACAGCGCCACGGAGTCGGGCATCGAAGCGCGGTCGAATGGCAAGCGCATTAAGACGGTGGACGATTTGCTGAAGCATATCGGCGCCGACCTGACCAAGTTCGAGGTCGCGGAAAGTCAGGCGACCAAGTACGAAGTGGCAACCAAAGACCCAAGCACGGGCAAAGTCAGCACGACCGAACTGCACCGCGTGTTCGTCAAGCTTCGCCCAAAGGCGGGGCCAAATATCTTGGAAGCGGTTGAGGCGTTGATTGCGGGAGCGTACAGCAAACGACGTACAGTCGTGACGCGACGCGTTACGAACGCCACAAGCGACACGCTTCATGCTCTTGTGTTGGCGGACCCACACATTGGCAAGTACGCGTGGGGAAAGGAAACAGGTTGGGAGGACTACGACATCACGATTGCCACGCGCTTGATTCGTGAGTCGGTGGCAGAGTTGTTAGACACCAAGCAACCCGCTGGCAAGTTAGCGTTGTGGTGCTTGGGCGACATCTTGCATTACGACACACCGCACGGTACGACGACCAAAGGCACGCCACTCGACCGCGATGGGCGCGTCGAGAAGATGTTGGAGGAAGCCGTCGCCACGTTGTGCGATGTGATTACGGACATGAGCAAGCGTGCGTCAGTGGATGTGGTGTTGGTTCCCGGCAATCACGATGCGGTCATGACGGTGGCGTTGCGGCAAATTCTTTCCGCAGAATTCAGGGGACACGCTGGCGTAACCATAAACACAACCAATACCACCCGTAAATACGTGACGCACGGGCGGTGTTTGATTGGATTGACGCACGGCGATAAAGCGCAAAAGCATTTGGGCGAGTTGATGGCGTTAGAGGCATCAACGTATTGGGGGATTGCCGCGTTGCGGGAAGTGCATCACGGGCATCGGCACAGCGAAGCGGCGGTCACGACGGTCGGCGGCGTGACGGTACGCCAGCACCCTGCGCTCTGTCCACCCGACGGCTGGCATGCGATGGAGGGTTACGTTGGGGCGCCGAGAGCAATGGACTCATACACGTATCATGCCGACGGTTATTTGGTGGGCATGACGCGAGCGACGGTCAAACCATGAGCGAGCGTGCGGTATGCCGTGATTGGTCGCCTATCCCGTGCGCCGAGCGGAAGGCGGCACGCGAGCGCGGCGACATCAATTACGTCTGGGGATTGGGGTGGGTATGGTGGAAGTCGAAGGACGTCACGCAACGGTGGGAGCGTTGCCCGTGGTGCGACGGCTTATTGCCCACGATGGAAGGGATTGTGAAGCACGGCATTCTTTACGGGTGGCCCGACCATGACTAGACGCAAGACGAATCCGTTTACAAATCGGAAGGCGACGGTCAGCGTGCATCGCAACGGATTGAGCATTGAGATATCCGACGTCGCGGCAACCGATAGCGGGGCGGTGGCAAAGGAACTACTTGACATGGTGCGCACGTTGATTCAGGCGGGATACGAGGAGCTTATCGTTGACGCTGGCTCATTGCACGGTGGCGGCTTCGAAACGCCCGACGAAGATGACGGCGAAGATTTCGTCTTGCCCGTTGAAGCCAAGCGACGCCCAATGGGGTTCCGCGTGTAGCGTAAGTCGTTGGTAGGCAATAGCTTACACCGTACGTAGCCGCGTGTAATATTGACTGTGCAATGTCGTCAGAAGCATTGCATCGTAGGAACAAGTGATGGCCCCGCAAGTATCTCTTGGTGTTTCGGCACCCTTCTGACAAGAGAGAACGCGGGGCCGTTTCTTTTGGGGGTTGTCAACTCAACTTGTAAAGGTTCGGGCTTACTCTCGGTTTCCCGAACGTCATGTAATCCGATACGTGACGAGCAATCTTAACCGTGCTTGCGCCTCTTGATGAAAACAAATCCACGCTCTGTCTGCCTACAACGTGGTCGGTCGTTTTAAGAGTGCGCAGGGAGCAACACGGTGGCATCGCATCACCGTAGGTCACCCGTCGAGGGATTGCGTACGTGGACCCCCGTACCAACGCAGACGGCCCCAATGCGAGACTTCGGACTTGACTCTGCTTCACCCCGTTGCGTTGCGCGTCAACGACCGGGAATGGCCGGGGTCTGGTCACCAACTCAACCTATCGCGTGATGCTATACGTTAAGTGTTGCGAATCGTCGGTAAAGGTTTAGCGATACCGACAAATGACAACCACGTTTGCTATTCGCCGCGCTCCGCTATATCGTGTAGTCGCAACGTTCCCGCGCTCCGTGTCGGGGGATACAGAAATCGCGGGACTTGCCAAGCCCGTCACTCTTGACCGAGTGGCGGGTTTGTTTTTACAAGTCTTTACAAGCCAACGGTTTACACGATACCTCACGGAGTATTTACAAACGGCGCGGGTTTTGATATTGTGTTGCTACCCCCTCACACGGAGAACCCATGCAAGAGATTGAATGCCCGACCTGTGGGAAGCCAATGGAAGTCAGCGTCTACTATTCGCCGCCTGACCCGTCGGTTGGTCTATCGCACGATTACGAAGTCACGATTGTCGATGCCGAGTGCGACCATGAATTCACGGACAAGCAACACGAAGAAGTATTCAACGGCTTGTGGGACAGACAGCAAGAAGCGAACGCCGCCAACTACGAAGATGAGCCGCGCTACGCACGGGGCTACGATGACTTATAAGCGCACGACGGACGAAGTGTTGGCGTTGGTCGAAGCGTTTCGTCAAGACTTACACGAAGTTCAGCGCAAGTACGACGCGTTCGTGGGCGAGTACGATGCCATCGGGCGTATTGATACGAAGGAAGAATGGCGCACCATGAAAGCGTACGGCATGATTTGGAGCGCGTGGTGGCACTTAACCGATACGATTGCATTTCTTCGGGCGGCAGACCGTCGCCTCCGTGACGAGGACGGCATCCTCGCAGACGTTTCGAAGGAGAGTTAACATGGGCATCATCAAGTTGGTCAACGAAGGCGACACGCACACGATGTTGATTGCGGATTGCAAGGAAGTGGCTGGCAATTATGGCGCACAAGTATTGTTTAGCGATGGCACCGATTCGCTCTATCTGCCAAAGGAATCTGCCGACCGCCAGTTGACGCGCATGGGTGCCGACTATTCCAGCGTCGAAGGGTTGATGCTCACGTTCAGCCGCGACCCCAACCCGAAGAAAGGCGCGAAGCCGTATTGGGGCATCAGCTACGCGGGGACGGAAGCACCCGCCAACAAAGCGTCGCCACGTGTCGAAGCGCCGAAGTCAGCGTCATCTACGAATAACCCTGTTCAGCCCCGACGCGACGCGATTCTCGCGCAGTATCTCATGCTGTGGGATACGATTGCGGGACACTTTCAAGTCGTGTGCGACAACCGCAACATCACGCTCGACGCCAGCGCGATTCAAGCCGCCGTTGCGACGGTGTGGATTTCATGGAAGGATAAGGGACTACAGCCCGACGGATTGCCTGACGCAAAGCCCGTCGAGCAACCACCTGAAATCAAGATGCCAGCCCCAAGCGGAAAGCGATTGGCACCGCCCGTGGTACCCGATGCGCGTCCCGGCGACGACGACTTACCGTTCTGACGATGAAGCGCATCCGACCGGACCACGAATGGTACGAGTTGCGTGGCGCACGCGTGCGTATCTCGCGTGAGATACGCGACTGCGACATGGCAGACCACGATGGCGATTGGCGTGGTGCCATACGCGACGGCGATACGTACGCGTGGATGTCGCACGGCCTCAACGTCTGTGCGCAACACTTTAGCACCGAGGACATCATCAATGGATGACGTCGAGTACGAACTGCACCGCAAGTATCAAGCGCGGGTCGAGCCGTCCACGATTGGCGGATTGTTCGCCGCCGCTGTCGAGCAAGTCGAGGAATACGATACCATCAAAAAGCAATGGTGGCGTTGGCATCGGGCGAACCCGCACGTGTACGAATTGTTTACACGCTTCACATTTGACGTTATCAAGCGTGGGCATAAGCACTATTCTAGCAAGGCCATCTTTGAGCGCATTCGTTGGCACACGGACATCGAAACGGCGGGAGAAGAATTCAAGATGAGCAACAACTACACGCCGTACTATGCGCGATTGTTTATGAAAGACTTTCCCGACCACGCGGATTTCTTTCGCACCAAGACGTTGCGTAGTGACGACGACCCTGCGGCTGGCATCCCCCAACCCGCCCGATTGGGCCGGAGTGTGATATGAAAAAGCCAGAACGCGACGAGCAAGAACGTTGCGAGAACGTCCCTATCGTGACGCTTGACCAGTACCGAGGCAACCGCATCATCCACCGCTTCTTTCCAGTTCACTACGCTCGCGTTATGCTAGCGCGTGACGTTGCCAACAAGTATCCGAAGGTGGCGCTCAATGGCTGACCAGATGATGTTTCATTATCGCGGCGTGTCGATTCAACAGAACGAATATGTGGGCGATGTCTTTCGGGCGTTGTTCCGCACGTTCAAGCCCGTGCGCGTGCTAGAGATTGGCACGGCAGATGGTGGGCTAACCATCTTGCTTCGTGACTTGCTTGATGAAGCGGGGCTTAAAGCAACTGACTTGTGGACGTGCGACCCGTCGGTGCGCGAGCGTCCCCATCTGATGCACCCCGGCATCATGTACTACGCCATTGACGCACTCAACTCGACGGTGCTGGAATACTACGTCAAGTACGCCGAGGGTCCGGTGCTGGTGCTGTGTGACGGCGGCAACAAGATAGCCGAGTTTCACAAGTACGCCCCATATCTACGGTCAGGCGATGTCATCATGGCGCATGACTACGCGCCAAGCTACGAGTATTTTGACAAGCACATGCGCAATAAGCATTGGAACTGGTTAGAGATTCAGGCGTTTGACATTCTTGGCGCCGTCATGCAGAACAGTTTGGAACCGTTTATGCAAGATGAGTTTCAGCGCGTCGCGTGGTGCTGTCGGGTCAAGCGATGAAGCGCACGCCGCTAAAGCGCAAGACGCGCTTGACCAGCACAGCGAAGCCAACGCCGCGTCAGCGTATCAAAGCGAAGCCGCGCACGGGGATTGAGTTCGCTCGCGTGTACGGAAGCAAGCGTCGCGTCGCGTACATCAAGGAGCTTCCGTGCGTGGCGTGTAGCGGTGGGCCGTGCGAGAACGCGCACATCAAGTCGGGCGGCATTGGACGCAAGGCGGAGTATACCGACATCATCCCGCTGTGTTTCACGTGCCACAAAAAGCAACATCAACACGGATGGAAAGCGTTGGGCTTTGACGCGCCGACGTTGCAACACTTGGCATATCTCACGCAATGGCGATGGGCGACGAGGCCAGCGGACTAGATATATGCCTCTTAACCCATCAGGACTGCCCGCAATTGTCACAAAGATGCCCGTTAATTTCGATGTGTTTTGCGCTGTAAAGGGTCTACCGATTCCCGTAGCGGAGTATTGCTTTCATCCGACGCGCAAGTGGCGCATGGATTGGGCGTGGGTCGAGCATCGCGTGGCGTTGGAGATTGATGGCGGCGTCTGGGTTCGTGGAGCGCACGGACGCGGGACGGGCATCGTGCGCGACCAAGAGAAGGGGCGAGAAGCGGCGGCATTGGGCTGGCGCGTCTTGCGTTGTCAACCGAAGGAGTTGTTCACCGCGTCAGTCATTGACGCAATCACCCGCGCCCTACGTTGGCGCATTACGGAGGAAGCATGACGGACGGAACGATGACGGTCACGGAAGCGGCAAACACGTTGGGACTTTCGCGCCAATTGATTCACGCATGGTGCAAGAAAGGCAAGTTGATTGCGACGCAAGGCGCTGGCAATCGTGCCGCGTGGCGTATTGATAGAGCAAGCGTCGAATCAATGCAGAATTCAGACGACCTTGCGAGAGCCCACAAGCATCGCGCTCTACTCGTCGGGCGTCCCAAGCGTCGAGCGACCCCCACGGTTGCATAAATATGCAGGTATGCAGAGCGTAAGTCGTTGTAAATCAATAACTTAACTGGGGTATTGACAAATGCTGTGGGGGTTGTAACTTCATTGTGTAGTTCAACCCCGACACGGAGACTGACCATGCAGACCATCACCGAGAACACCAACGAAGTTGAGACCGTTGCCGTTGATTATCAGCCCACGAAGGGCGACCGCGTGTATCTGCGCCGTTTCAATGACAAGGAGCGTTATGGAATCGCCGCAACGATTGTCAGCGTGCGAAACTTGGCAGACGGGACGAATCGTGTATGGTTTCGATACACGGATGAACAGACGGGCGAATCGGAGAAGGATTGTTATGACATTGATTCGTACGACATGCGACGTCGTGGCGTTAAGTGGCGCCATCTGTTTCAGTTAGTTTCAGATAGCACCGAAGCCGAGCGTGCCGATTATGCGCAACGCGTTTTTGGTCGTCAGCAAAAGCGCGCAGAGTTGGCGCGTAAGAATCAAGAGGAGCGCGAGTATATGGATAAATTTCGCGCCGAAAATAAGCACCTTGTCGACCGTAAACCCGTTTGGCATCCCATTGAAGTTGTCGAGTTTGTCCCGCGTCGTTTTGAACCACAGCGCGACAGCCGTGGCATTCGTCTTGGTATGATTTATCGGGAAATTATTGTGCGTCGTGAGTCATGGCAGTTTACGGGGTATGGCAAGACGTATTGTGTGCGCAACAACATTGACAAAATCAAGTTGAGTGTTATTCGTGGTGGCGACGGCAAGTGGCGCATTAGCACTCTGCCAAGCTACGTAGATATGCGTGGCGATTTTCAGGAACACATGGTCAAGTTGATTACGTTTGCCCATGATTGGTGCGTTGAGCGCAACGCAGTCGAGCGCGTCAAGATTGACGAATTGCGTGCGTGGCGTGCGAAGAAGATGGCGGCATAATTCATACAACCCCGACACGGAGAACAACAATGCTCAAAGTTTATGCAATGAATGTTGATGGCAAGCGGCGTGCGATTGTTGCGACTACATCATGGCGGAAAGCGGCTGTTGCCGCTGGCATTACCGTCAGTCGGGCGTATCGTTATGGGAGCGTAACCTTCAATTCATTTGAAGTAACGCTTGCCAATTCTGCGCCCAATGTGTGCTTTATGCGCGAATCAGACAACGCACCATTTTTATCAACTGCGAAGAATTAACCCAACCCCGACACGGAGAACAGACCAATGGCATACATGAATCAAGAGCGCAAAGCGATAATCGCCGCCGCCGTCAAGCCCATCCTAAAGCAATACGGCGTAAAGGGTACGTTTAGCGTGCGCCATCATTCGACCATCGTGCTGACGCTGACGCAGGGCGACGTTGATTTCATCGCAGACTATCCCGCCAACGTGTATTCGTACGGGCAAGACTTCGCCACGGATTACAACCACCTACGGAACCAATATTATTTTGACGTTCGGCGGAACTGGCTCGACTTATTTCCCGTAACGTCGGATAGCTATCAACTCCTAAACGCGGTACTGGATGCGATGCAAGCGGCGGATTGGTTTGATAAGTCCGACATTACAACGGACTATTTTCACACGGCATATTACATCAACGTCCGTATTGGCAAGTGGAATAAGCCCTACGTCTACACGGGCGCGGCGGTAGAGGTGGCGGCATGACGTACAAAGGCATTGCCCGTCGCTTACTGACGAAGCACGGGCTTCGCGTTGCGCGGGTTAAGATTGGAGCGCGTGCGTTTCGTTATGAGTACGTGCTACCCGCTATCAAGGGCGGCTATGATGCGCACGACATCGCACGCGCTACGCTCTGGCACTCTGTCAATCGCGCATTGGATAAGGTGTCGCCGTGACGCAATGGCACTTGATAAACAACGACGGCGACATCGTACGTACTTGTACGGCGTCGTCACGGGCCGATGCCGTCGCGCTCTTGGGGCGCGGCGGTACGGTCGTATCTGCGCTGTCGTGGAAGCACGACGTTCATCGCTGGCGTGCTGTCAAAACGGTGGTGACGGATATGGTGCAGACGCAGAAAAAGAAGCCATATGAGAACTTCGTCGAAATCAAGGACGGCTATTTGCGCGTCATGGAAATCGCCAAACGTTTTGACACGCGGGAAGGGAAGGTCCGCCGCATCATTGACAAGCACAACATCCCTTGCGAAGTTGTGCAACATAAGGGCCGCAAGATTCAGACGTATAGTCCACGAAGCGTAGAGCGTATTAAGAAATATTTGGCAAAGGAACCGGAACACTTGGTGCCGCGTGCCATCGTGATGAAGCGACGCAATACGTTTCTTGAAAAGATGCGCACGTATTACCAGCAGGGCATCCATTCACGTGAGGCACGGAGGAAGGCGCAATGATGACGACGGCGTTGGTCGCTGGTCTGTGCGGGGCGTTTGTTGGTCTTTTGGTTGCCAAGATGTATATCGCCAAGCATCAGGACGACGGACGTACGGAAGCGTACGAATCGGGCTGGAACGACGGCTACGATGTCGGCATGAAAACGTATCGCCCGAAGCGCGTTAGAAAGATTAGCAAGGCCGAGTCGTGATTATCCGTTGCCCCGTGTGCGACGACGGACGCACGGACGCGGCGGCTATCAAAACGCACAACATCTTGTGCGCCGAGTTTGGTGAACGTTCCTACCCCGCGCCGACACATGCGTAAAGCCCTCGACATTCTTGCCACCGTCGCGTTGCTTCTTTGCACCGTGCCGTTGCTGATTGTGCTGATGATTGCGCGGGTGCCAGCCAACTATCTAAAGCGGAGGAACTTTGGCAGGGGACTTTGACATTGGGCCAGCCGACTACGAGGCCGACCGCATGAGCGAGAACGGCAAAGGCGACACGCCGCGCCCGATTGTGGTGGACAGCGAAACGTATAAAAAGAATTGGGAGCATACGTTTCCGAAACAGGAAACGCTTGGCGACCCAGACGAATGATACGCGCATCGGTGTTGATTGCGTCCCATCGGTCGCAATTCTTACAACGTGCCATTGATTCCGTCATGGCGCAGACGCTTCCGCGTCACGAATTGCAATTGCTCGTCAACTATTCGCCCGACCCTGAACTCTTTCTGACCAACTGGAACGAGTTGTGTAGCATTGCGAAGGGCGAGTTCGTCTGCATCTTGGGCGACGATGACACGTTGGAACCACGATATATAGAAAGTTGTATAAAGTGGTTAGAACTTACGCAGGGTGACATCGCGTATACGCAAGTCATGGGACGCAACGGTGACGGCAAGCCCACGGGCGTCTACGTTCCGCCATCCGTCATTACGCTTGACACGATGCGGCACGGAAATCACATCTGGTCAAGCTCAATCGTCAGGCGCGAGCTTTGGCAACGTGTGCATGGCTACGACATGAACATCCCCTACGTTCATGACTACGACTTTTGGGTGCGCTGTTTGCAAGCGGGTGCCGTTGCCAAGTACGTTCCCATTATTGGCTGGAACCATTACGCGCACAACGAAGGCCGCGTGACCACGACAAGCGACCACCGCGAAGCGTGGCGCATCTTTGACGAACGCCATCCGGGATATAGACTGTGAACATTCAACGCTATCCGTTGCGCGACATCAAGCCCAACCCCAACAACCCGCGCATCATCAAGGACGACAAGTTCCAAAAGCTGGTGCAAAGCATCAAAGATTTTCCGCAAATGTTGGAGCTACGGCCCATCATCGTCAACGCCGACTTGACGGTGCTTGGCGGCAACATGCGTTTAAAGGCGTGTCAAGCGGCGGGTCTGACGGAAGTGCCTGTCGTGCGTGCCGATGCGTTGACGCCCGAACAGCAACGCGAGTTCATCATCAAAGACAACGTGGGCTTCGGCGAATGGGATTGGGACGCGCTCGGCAATGAATGGGACATGGATGAGTTGTCGCGTTGGGGCGTAGACATCCCCACGTTTCCCGAAGCGTCAGAGCAGAGCGCACCGCCCGAACTGGATGGAACAACGTTTCAAGTGATTGTCGTTTGCAAATCAGATATTGAGCAAGGCAACATTGCCTCCGAATTGGAACAACGAGGGTTTGAATGTCGGCTATTGACGTTGTAATCGAAAGCACGCCTTCGCGTTCTATTCGTGCGCGTCAGATTGAAGCGATGTTTGATGTACCAATGCAGACGACGCAACGCTTGGAGTGGAAAGGCGACGCGCCCATCAATGAGCGTCCGTGGAACGTTGGACTTATTGTCGGCCCATCAGGGTGCGGCAAGTCTACCATTGCCAAGCATTTGTTTGGTGATGCGATGGCGCAACGTTTTACGTGGAACGGTGCCAGCGTCATTGATGATTTCCCAAGCAACGTTGGCATTGACAACATCTCCGCTATTTGTCAGGCGGTCGGGTTTAATACGATTCCCGCATGGCTTCGCCCGTTTAATGTGTTGTCAAATGGCGAACAGTTTCGCGTATCGCTTGCACGCACGTTGATTGAGTCTGGCAACTTGGCGGTCGTGGATGAGTTTACGTCCGTTGTTGATAGACAAGTCGCCAAGATTGCGTCACACGCGGTGCAGAAATACGTGCGCAAGCAACAGACGCAATTCGTGGCGGTGTCGTGTCACTACGATATCATCGAATGGTTGCAACCAGATTGGGTGCTGGAACCCGCGACGATGCAATTCCAATGGAGGGCGGTTCAACGACGACCCACTCTCAATGCAACACTCTGTCGGGTTCCGTATGCCTTCTGGCAACTATTCGCTCCCTATCACTATCTGACCAGTTCGCTCAATCGCTCGGCGGCGTGCTATTGTCTCTTTGTCGAAGGGCAACCCGCCGCGTTTGGCGGCATGCTGTATCGTCCACACCCCAAAGTCACGAACGTCTATGGCTTAAGTCGTCTTGTCACGTTGCCAGACTATCAAGGGCTTGGGTTGGCATTCGTCTTGACAGACGCATTAGCGATGGCATTCAAAGCATTAGGCCAACGCTTTCACACATACCCTGCGCATCCCGCGTTGATTCGTTCCTTTGACCGCTCACTCAAATGGCGCATGGAGAAACGTCCCGGCGTCTGGTCGGCACGCTCAACGACTAGCTTTAGCGAAGGCGGACGCCCGTGCGCTGTGTTTGAGTACGTCGGCGCACCAATGAATGACAAGACAGAAGCGCAACGTTTGCTTGCCATTCCGCGTTTGTGTCAGTAAGCTAACGTCAGTATCAAAGCAGAGATAAAACAATGAGCAAACGCGAACGCAGTCTTGCCAATCTAAAGCCATTCAAGAAGGGGCAATCCGGTAACCCAAACGGACGCCCCAAGCTACCGGACATCCGTGACGCGTTGGCAAAGATTCTCGCCGACGAGAAGGATGGCTACACGGCGCTCGAAGCGACGCTGATGGCGTTACGTGCAAAGGCGGTGCGCGGTGACATCCGTGCCGCGGAAGCGTTGCTCGACCGTGCGTTTGGCAAGCCCAAGCAAGCGATTGACCACACGACGGGCGGTGACAAGATGTTGCCAAGCGCCATCACGATTGAGTTGGTGACGCACGACAACGACGAGTAGCGGTGCGCGTCAAGACCCCGCCAGCGTTCGCGTTTCTCTACGACCCGCCACTTGGTAGCACACGCTACCGCGTGGCGTACGGCGGTCGTGGCTCTGCGAAGTCGTGGCAATTCGCACGGGCCGCGCTTGTCTACGGCGTGCAGAAGCCATTGCGTATCTTGTGTGCGCGTGAGTATCAAGCATCCATCCGTGATTCCGTGCATAGAGTGTTGGCAGACCAAATCACGCGCTTGGGTCTTGATGCGTTCTACACGGTGCAAGAGTCTGCCATACTCGGACTGAACGGCACGGAGTTTCTATTTAAGGGCTTGCGACGCGACATTGCGCAAATCAAATCCACGGAGGGCATCGACCTGTGTTGGGTCGAAGAAGCCGAAGCCGTCAGCGATACATCGTGGCGCACGCTTGTCCCGACAATTCGCAAAGCCGACTCCGAAATCTGGGTGACGTTCAACCCCGCGTTGGAATCGGACGCGACGTATCAACGGTTCATTGCCAAGCCGCCTGACCGTAGCATCATTCGCAAGGTCAACTATCAAGACAACCCGTGGTTCCCTGACGTACTGCGACAAGAAGCGGAAGCGTTGCAACGTGCCGACCCTGAAGCGTATGCGCACGTGTGGGGCGGTCAGGCGTGGTCTAGGTCAGATGCGCAGGTCTTGTCAGGCAAGTGGCGCGTCATGGACTTTGAGCCGCAAGCCAATTGGCAAGGGCCGTACTTCGGCGCGGATTGGGGATTCGCCCGTGACGCGACCGCGCTTGTCAAATGCTACATCTACGACAACGTGCTATACATCGCGGCGGAAGCGGGTGGCATTCAGCTTGATAGCGATGCGACGGCACGCGCTTTTGACACGATACCCGACTCGCGCAAGTACGTCATCCGTGCCGATTCTGCGCGACCGGAAACGATTGCCGAAATGCGTAAGCGTGGCTTCCGTACCGAGTCGGCGCCCAAGTGGTCGGGGTCTGTCGAAGATGGCATCCAACACTTACGCTCGTATGCAGACATCGTGATTCACCCCAACTGTAAACGAGCGATAGAAGAAGCGCGGCTCTGGCGATACAAGACCGACGCACGCACGGACGAAGTATTGCCACATCTAAAAGAGGGCAACGACCACGTATGGGACGCCGTGCGCTATGCGTTGTCGCCGCTTATCAAGAAGGGGCCGAGCGTGTTTGTCGTGTAAGGGGTTGCGCGGTTGCTTGCTCTCGCGTTAGTCTTGTGCGTGGCAGACTCCTAACGCGGGGCCGACAACTTGTCCGATAGCAAGCGCAAGCCGTTTTTATTGCGTGTGAGCGATGCGCTCCGCGCCTTGTCAGATGGCGGTGAATCCGCAAGCGGTGAGCAGACCCGCTCCATCATGCCTGTGACGTACCCGAATTTCCCAACTGGCACACAGCAAATGCAGTTGGTTCGCACGGCGGACCCAAGTGAGTATCGCCGCGACGGTCGCACGGTTCGTATTCAAGGGTTCAACGCGCATCCCGTCGTGCATGCGTGTATGCGTGTCGTCGCGGACATCATGGCAAGCGTGCCGCTGGTCGTGCTGAAAGAGCGTGGCGATTATGAATCGCGTGTGGGTGAGGACCACCCGTTGCAAAAGCTCCTCGACTATCCCGGCCCCCGCTTTACGGCGCGGCAGTTCCGTGCGCGGTTTGCGGTAGACTATCTCGGATATGGCAATGCGTTCTTTGCAATGGAACGCCCCGGCGAGTCGCGCCCTCCGATTGCGTTGCGCCCCGTCAATCCCGAAAGCGTTCAGCAAGTGTGGATTGATACCGAGGGCGACCCACGCCGATACGACTACGCGAACTGGGCTGGCATCATCGTCAATGTGCCGACGGAAGATATGTTGCACTTCAAAGACTTGGATATGGGCCGTCCGTTCGAGGCAGAAGTCTTTGGCTATCCACGTGGCGCCACCGCTATCGGCTCGTTGCTTGCTGACAACGAAGCGACGCAGTACGTTCGCCAAGTCGTCACCAATGACGGCACGCCGACGTTTGCGGTGCTGATGTCAGACGAAGCCAGCACCGAAGATGCCGTCGCGATGCAAGACCGCTACACGGCGCGTGTCGTCAGTCGTGGCAAGCGCGGCGTCCCCGCTTTCTTTGGCGCCGTCAAGGACATCAAGCCACTTGGCTTTACGCTGTCGGACTTGGAGTTCCCCGACCTACGGCGCGTGGCGCGTGAGGATATTTGCGCGGCGTTCGGCGTGGACCCGCGCATGGTTGGCATTGCGTCGGCGTCGAGCGACGCTGGGCTATCGGGCATCCAATACGCGGAAGCGCGTGCGCGACTCGTTCAGCATACGATTGAGCCGATGTTCTCGGCGTTCGAGGATGAACTAAATCATTGGCTCGCGCCCGAATTTGGCGATGTGTGGGTGACGTATGACCACGACATCTTGCGCGACTTGGTGGAGAACGACACCGAGACTTCGACGCGTGTGCGTGCCGAGTACGCCGAGGGTCTACGCACGTGGGAGGAATCGCGTCGCGCTATCAAGCTTTCGCCGTTGCCCGAGCCGACGGATTCGATTCTGAAGGTGGCGGGACGCGATTTGATTCCCGCCGCGCTTGCGGTCATCGACCCGTCGCTCGTACTCGACGAGCCACCCGCAACGGACAACGAAACGCCCGACATGGCGCCGAACGCTGTCAATGCGTTGCCGCCGTCATCCAATGGCGTAGGGTCTGCCGACGTACAGGGGACCGCGCTCAATGGCGCACAAGTGACGTCGCTGGTGTCGATGCTCACGCAGTTGGCGGCGGGTCAGTTGCCCGATGATACGGTCGAGGCGCTTATCAAGGCCGCATTTCCTGCCGTGTCGGATGAGTTGGTCGCGCAGATGTTGTCTGGCATGAAGGGCTTTACGCCAACGACGCCCATCGAACCCGCGCCCGTGCGTCGCGTGTCGCGTCTGTCTGTGCGTGCGTTTGCGGAAGATGCGCTGAACGGTGAGCAAGTCGAAGCGTTGATGGAGTTGCTCGAAGAACTGATTGACAAAGAGTTGCCACGCGAGACCGTCGAAGCGTTGATTCAAGCCGCGTTCCCCAAGATGAACCGCGACTTGATTAGCGCGATGCTTGATGGGCTTGACGGCTTTGAGCCGCCCGAGGATGAGCCAGATGGCGAGATGCCTGACATGCCAGAAGGCGAGGCGTCCTCACGCGCCGAGGTGACGGACTTTCCCGAGCAAGGCAACGACAAGAAAGTGTCGCTTCGTAATTCGCAATACGCGTTGTTCCCCGTTGGCGAAGCAGAGGACTTGAAAGAGAACTACCCCGAAATCTGGCGCAAGGGCGGCAACATCAAGGGCAACGAACAGTTTGCCAAGCTCGCGCCAATCGCCAAGCGCGGCGGTGTGCCTGACGGTGAAGCGGAGGAGAACGCCGTGCGTCTGCGCGAAGCGTGGGTCGCTCGACACAAGGGCGACTTCCAACTTGCCGGGGTCGTGGCGCAAATCAAGTGGCTGGCGGTCGGTGACCGTGGGCTTGACCACATGCGAGCGACGATTCGTAAAGCAAAGGCCAAGCTCAAAGACCGAAGCGATACGCGAAGCGAGGAACGCACGGCAATGCGTCGAGCGTATTGGGACCGCGCCATGCAAGAGCTTGACCGCACCGAGATGCAATACAAGGCAACGGCGACGGCGCAGTTTGCGCGTGAGAAGAAGCGCGTCACGCAAGCCATTGCCAGCGCGGGAACTCCCGCGATTGCCGAGTCACGCGTGCGGCAGATGTATCGCACCAATGGCGAATTCGAGGACGATTGGCGCGTGGCATTTGAGCCGCTGGTCAGCAAGACGTACGAGACCGGAGCCAAGCAAGTCGCTGGCGCTGGCGCGTCTATCCCTGCCGCGCTCAATGACAAGACCATTCGCGCTGAAGTGGACTTGCCCATGACGGCTGGCAAGAAGCAAGCGGCGGACGCGGCAAAGAAACTCGCGGCCCCGCAACTCAAAGCCAACGCGCTTGCCGCTATCAAGGCGCGAACAGTTCGGCTATCGGAACTCATTGGCGACACGACGGCAAAGGAAGTGCTTGCGGCGATTCGTGCGGGTGAGCAGGGCGCGTTGAGCGTTGCCGAGATTAGCCGTCTGGTCGGGCGTGCCGTGTATGGCGAGGAACGCATCGACGGACGCACCAATGCTATTGCACGCACCGAAGCGGCTGGCGCCATGAGTCAAGGGTCGTGGGACCAAGCGCAAGCGGAAGGCGAGTTGTTCCGTAGCAAAACGTGGCTATCATTTAGCGACAACGAAACTCGCGAAACGCATTTGGCGTTGAACGAAACAACTATCGACATCAACGACCCGTTCATCACGTTAGGCGGCGATGTGTTGATGTATCCGTTGGACCCCGACGCCGAAGCTGGTGAAGTTATCAATTGCCGTTGCGTGTTGGCATACAGCGACGAACCCGTTTAACCCCGAGAGAGATTGACAATGGCTGACCAAAAGATTTCGCAACTCACAGGCGGTGGCGCGGCCCAAGCGACGGACGAATACGTTGTCGCACGCGCTGGCGGCAACAACAAGATTACGGGCGCAAACGTAGCGGCGGCGGCTACCTCGGTCGGCACCCTGTCCTCGTTGACGGTGAGCGGCAGCCTCGCCGTCGATACCAACACGCTCTACGTCGACGCGGCGAACAACCGCGTGGGCATCGGGACGGCGAGTCCGGGGTACGCGCTACAAGTTGATGGCGCTTCGACGGCTGGATTCGTGACGCCGCTTGTCCTGAAGAACCCAAGCACCAACGCCGCTAGTGCTACCAAGATTGGCTTTGACGGCGGCGGCACCGTGTGGGGCGAGATTGGCGTCTCGTACAACACCAACTCGCCGTATATGGCGTTCTTTGTCCGTGCTGGCTCGGAAAAGATGCGCCTCGACGACAGCGGCAACCTCGGCCTCGGGGTGACGCCGAGTGCGTGGGCGGATTACAAGGCATTGCAGACGACTGGCGCGGCGTTTATGGGCTATTCCGATGGCGCATCAAACAACCAAGCCATTATTGCCGCCAATGCATTTTTCACTACGGGTAGCACTTGGAAATACATCTACACCGATAACGCATCGTACTACCGGCAATTTGACGGACAGCATCAATGGTTCAACGCCCCCTCTGGCACCGCTGGCAACGCCATCTCGTTCACGCAGGCGATGACGCTGGATGCGAGTGGGAATCTGGGCGTGGGGACGACGAGTCCGAGTGGCAAGTTGAGCGTGTCTGGATTCAAGACAGCCTCGGGCTTGGACAATGTATCAGCGACCTTCTCTGATGCCACCAACTCATCGGTTGTCATCACGCACGCTGGCGGCAAGGCAAGTCTTGGCACCGACGGCGCACAAGCCCTGTGCTTCTTGACCGACAAGGCCGAACGCGCCCGCATCACGTCGGGGGGCGAGTTTGTTGTTGGTAAGCAGTCAACTGCCGTAACGGATATTGGCATGTTCGTCACCAATGACGGTCGCGTCATTGCCACAACTGGCGACCAAGATTGCTTGGTTTGCAATCGTCAAAACTCTGACGGCACGTTGGTTGAGTTTCGGCAGGCAAATACCACAGAAGGCACCATCTCGGTCAGCGGCAACACTGTCTCGTACAACGCCTTTGCTGGCTCGCACTGGTCACAGCTTGAGGACGGAAGCAAGCCCGAGATTCTGCGCGGCACGGTGATGGAAGCCCTCAACGAACTCTGCGAGTGGCCTGACGAAACGAACGAGCGACTGCCGAAGGCGAAGGTCAGCGATACGGCGGGAAGCAAGAAAGTCTACGGCGTCTTTATGGACTGGGATAACGATTGGACCGAGACGAACGATATGCTCATCACCTCGGTCGGTGCCTTCATCTGCCGCGTTGCCGCCGATGTCGTGGTCGAGCAGGGCGACTTGCTTGAGTCGAACGGCGATGGGACGGCGCGGGTGCAGGCCGACGATGTGATTCGGTCCAGCACCATCGGCAAGGTCACCAGCACCGTCAAGACGCATGAGTACGAGGACGGCACCTACTGCGTCCCCACAGTGTTGTACTGCGGCTAATGCTGAACTGGCTGAAGGGCATCGGGCGGCAGGTGCTTCGTGCCTTCGGGTTGGGGCCGAAAGCTCTGCCGCTCGACTGGGGCAAGACGGTGTTCCCGGTCCAAGACCGTGCGCCGATTGACGCCCTCTGGTGGACCCAGCACGCCATCGTGACCAGCCGTGGCACGGCGGCGGCGTATGCGGACCCGAGCGGCCTGCGCTACGGGGTCTATCAGGGCGACCGCTTCCCCGATGGCTCGAC